AATAAAGCCTTTCGAGATGATGAGATGCAGACCATGGTCTATTGGTTAGCGTGGGAGTGTTTAAAAGCTGCAGGCGAAACCGTGCCAATGTTCGGTGCAGAATTTTTAAAAACACTTAAAAAGGTTGAAGTTCTGGATGATGACCCGGAAGCGTAGGGCGTGACTCGTTTACTTACTTGATCGCACGGATCAGTTTGGAAACGGGTATCGCGCCCAACGATTTACTAGCTTTAGATAGCAGGATGTTTAAAGCTTTACTTCAGGCGATGAAAGATCGAAATAAGGAGATGAAAGATGCCAGTAGCGGTAAAAGGCGGCATTGAACTCCGTAAAGCCATGAAAAAATTTACACCTGATTTAGCTAAAGATATGCAAAAAGAATTAGCTAGTTTGCTTAAACCTATCGTGTCTAAAGCGCGTGGGTTTATTCCATCCCAAGCCCCTTTATCGGGCTACGGTAAAGCATCGGGTAACGGCAAATTTCCAGTATGGGATGGGAAAGATGCTAGAGGCGGCGTAGGTTACAAAACCACACCTAGCAAGGTAAACCGATCAGGCTTTAGATCTTTAGCGCGTATTCAAAATGCATCCGCATCGGGTGCTATTTATGAAACTGCTGGCCGTGTACACCCTAACGGCCGTGAGCAAGCAAAAATGCGTGAGGTTGTAATCCCTACTTATCGGCGCGATACAGGTGCTGGTGAATATCGCTATACAACTAGCACTAATAAAAAATACGGCAAGAGCAATAATCCCGAAGCTGGTTATTTATTTGTACAGGCTATGAATCAATACAGCACGATAGTAGATGCCAATAACCAAACAGGCGCAGGCCGTAGATCGCGCAAAATGAAAGGCCGTGCAATCTTTCGTGCATGGAAAGAGGATGGTGGAAAGACTAACGCAGCTGTTATTAAAGCCATCGAGTCTGCCCGGGATAAATTCAATGCGGCTGTGGGGTATAACTAATGGCCGTTGACCCATCCGTAAGAGTAGATTTAGCCGTTGAATATAAAGGCAAAAAAGCCTTCGATCAAGCGGATAAAGCCACACAAAAATTAACTAATAATGTTAAAAAACTAGCTGGTGCTTTTGGCTTGGCTTTCAGCACTAGGGCAATAGTCAATTTTTCTAAGCAAGCTGTAAAAGCTTTTGCTGAGGATGATGCAGCTATAACCGCATTACGCCAAAATCTTAAAAATTTAGGTTTGGCTTATCAATCGCAAAACGCTGAAAATTTTATTGCGACACTTGAAGCGCAAACAAATATCTTAGATGATGAACTAAGACCAGCCTATGCGAAGTTATCAAAAGTAACTTTATCCACCACTAAGACACAGGAATTAATGGCTTTAGCCGTTGATGTAGCTAGGGCTAATGGCTTGGAGTTTTCAGCGGTAATCAACACTTTATCCCGTGCTTACGTTGGAAACTACAAAGGCTTAAAGCAATTAAATACAGGCTTAACCGATGCAGAACTAGCTACTAAAGATTTTGCTGAAATTCAAGCAATTCTTATTAAACAAAGCAAAGGTGCGAACAAAGCCTATATTGATACATTTGCTGGATCTATAGATAAATTGGCTGTTGCATCTGCCAACGCTAAAGAGGTTTTAGGCGAAGGTTTAGTAGATCTATTTGCAGATATGGCTGGCAACGGTGATATAGATCGAGCCACAGCAAACGTAAATAAGTTTGCTACAGCAGTTAGCGATTTACTAAAAGATGTAAGCGAATACAATCTATTAGACTTTGTAAGCGCGTTTGTAACTGGCAATATTACAGAAGGCACAGCCTCTAAATTAGTTAAACGGCCATCTGCTCGTAGATTCTATACAGGTGGCTCAGGCGTAAGTAGTGATCTACTTGCTGCAAGAGCCGCCGCTAAAGCCGAAGCCGCTAGAATTGCAGCAGAAAAAGCGGCAGCTGCTGCAAAGATCAAGGCAGATAAACTAGCAGCTGCAAACAAATTGAAACTGGAAAAAGCTGCTGCTGTATTTGAACTTCAAAAGATTCAGATAGCCGCTGCATTAAAGGGCAAAATAACCGATGAGGAACGTACTCGTTTATTACTTATGCAGGCTATTGAGGAAGGCAACGCAGATAAAGCCGAAGCCTTGCAAAAGAAACTAGAGGATATACAGGCCAGAAATGCTAAAATTGCTGCCGATCTTTTAGCAATCGGTCAAACTAAAGACCCGTTTTCTACATGGGCTGGCAGCCTATCTTTAGCATTAATAGAGCTTGGTAAGTTAGGTAAAGGCATAGCCGATGTTCCGGGCTTAGTTCCCGGTGTAAATTACAATCCTAGCCAAAATGCAGACCGTAACTACGATTTGAAAGTAGCAGCAGTAACGGCTGCCATTAATGCAGCTAAAGAGGAACAAACTGCCGTAGAGTCAATAATTGCAGATACTAGTGACATATTTGCAGAGGATGACACTATTTCGGATATTTTGGCTAAGGTAGAAAATATTGCTGCCGAGGCCGCTGCTGCTGCCGATGCTGCCGCTACATCGGTTACGCAATCGCAAACTACAGTAGATGCTTTAGCAGCTGCGGTATTAAATGTAACGCCTGCCCAATCGGCTACAGGATCATCCTCGATGTTTAATCCTTTCGGCCCTTCAGTCGGTGGCCCAGGATTCGGTATCCAATCCCCAGCTATTAATATAGTTATCGAAGGCAACGTATTAGATGGTGATGACTTTACTAACAAAGTTAACGATGCATTACTAAATGCTAATAGGCAAGGTTTGCCACGCATAGCTGCAGGTTTCTTAGTGGATGCCGGCTAATGACACTTCCAGTAATTAACGCGGTAATTAACTTTTCTACTGGCCCTAGTTTTGCCCAGGCATTAATTCTTGGCGAAGGTATATTAGGTACTAACGTATTGGCAGATTCAGCTGCAGTTATCGTAGATGTTAGCGATGTGGTAGATAGCGTAAGCATTAAGCGCGGCCGCAATCCGCAGGCAGATGAATTCCAAACTGGCACAATGACCTTACGCATCGTGGATCAAAATGGCGACTTTAATCCGCAAAACCCATCTAGCCCATACTTTGGCTTATTGAATCCAATGCGTAAGGTATCTATATCGGCTACTTATGCTGGCAGCACTTATGCCATGTTTTCGGGATTTATTACCAGTTACACCACCACTACCCCTAAAAATGCTACCGATGTAGTTTATACAACGATACAAGCCGTAGATGCCCTAAGACTGGCTCAAAATGCCCAGATCAGTACCGTCACAGGTGCAACCGCTGGCGACCTTAGTGGTACACGCATTAACAAGATCCTAGATGAAATTGACTGGCCACCGTCTATGCGCGATGTTGATGCAGGTTTAACTACTATGCAGGCAGATCCTGGCACAGCTCGTACTGCCTTAGCCGCATTACAAACCGTTACAAATAGTGAGTACGGCGCGTTTTACGTTGATGCGTCTGGATCTTTTGTATTTCAAGATCGAAACGTGACTACGGCCAGCATCGCAGGTACGCCTACCGTGTTTAACGATAATGGCACAGATATTGGGTACTTTAATGCCGTATGGCGATTAGATGACACGCTTGTATTTAATCAAGCTAACGTAACCCGTACAGGTGGCACAGTTCAAAATGCTACTAATGCAGCTAGTGTAGAGAAGTATTTTGCCCATACTTACAATATTCAAAACTTGCTTATGCAGACCGATGCCGTAGCCCTGGACTATGCCCGTGCATACGTTGCAAGCCGCGCTGAAACTAGCGTTAGATGCGATGCGATCGAGCTAGATCTCTATACAGATAACTACGCCAATGGCATTGTAGCCGCGCTTGATCTCGATTTTTTTGATCCTGTAACTATTACGACAAACCAGCCTGGTAGCTCGACTCTGACAAAAACACTTCAAATATTTGGCGTGGCACACAGCGTTACACCCAATAAATGGCGCACTACCTTTACTACACTTGAACCCGTGATAGACGGGTTTATATTGAACTCAACCCAATACGGCGTACTTGATACATCCGTATTGAGCTATTAAGGAGATAAGAAAATGGGAGCAGGACTAGGCTTTAAAGATTTTACAACAGGAGAAGTTTTAACGGCTAATGACGTTGATAGCTACCTAATGCAAGGCGTGTGGGTATTTGCTAGTGCGGCAGCTAGAACTGCTGCAGTTACTAGCCCGCAGGAAGGCAATATGTCTTTCTTAAAGGACACTAATTCTACAGAATACTACGATGGTGCAGCATGGGTTGCAGTAGGTGGCGCAGGTGGCGGCTTAACTTTGATTAGCACAACAGCCGTAACAGCTACCGCCTCAGTAGATCTGACTTCAATTCCAGGAACTTACAAAGATCTATACATAATTGTAGATGGAGTTTACGAAAACTCAGGCGCGGGTCAGGCGTTAACATGGAATAATTATACTTCGGGATTTTCTTACAACGTAATTCAAGCGTCTAATGCCAATACAGTTACTACGTCTACAAGTGCTGCAAGTATTAACCTTGGCGGCTCGTTGCGCTTTGTTGCAGGAAGCGGCAGCGGCAGTATGGCTATTTCTATTGCAAACTATGCGTCTACCACAATGCAAAAAATTATGACTTGGTACATGGGCGGCGGTAATGGTGCAACTACTGGATCTGGATCTTATGGCGGAATAAATGCTATTACTTCAGTAAAAATTACATGGGCGGGAACGCCTTCAGCACAAGGTAACGTCTATCTATATGGAGTAAAATAATGACAAACCCAACAATTACCGTTTTTTC